TTCTTTTATGAAGTTTTGCAATAAGGTTTGGCCAGAGTTTATAGAAGGCCGACACCATAAGATAATGGCGGAAAAGTTTGACCGTTTGGCCACGGGTGAGTTAAAGCGATTGATAGTTAATATGCCACCGCGACATACAAAGAGTGAGTTTGGTAGTTATTTATTGCCAGCGTGGTTGATGGGCAGAAAACCGACATTGAAGATAATGCAGACAACGCACACGGCAGAGCTTGCTTATAGATTTGGCCGTAAGGTGCGGAACTTGATGAATGAGCAAGAATATAAGTCTGTGTTTGAAGGTGTAGAGTTACGTGCGGATAGCCAAGCGGCAGGAAGATGGGAGACCAGTAAGGGTGGAGAATACTTTGCGGCAGGTGTTGGCGGTGCGGTTACGGGTAGGGGTGCGGATTTGTTGATAATTGATGATCCACATAGTGAGCAAGATGCGCTTAGCCCAACAGCCATGGAGCATGCTTATGAGTGGTACACATCAGGACCGCGACAGCGTTTGCAGCCAGCGGGCAGTATAGTAATAATAATGACCCGTTGGGCAGAGAATGATTTAACGGGTAAGTTGTTGCGCCAGCAAGGGCGAGACCCGTTGGCAGATAAGTGGGAGGTTGTTGAGTTCCCAGCGTTGATGCCTGATGATGAACCTTTGTGGCCGGAGTTTTGGGCAAAGGAAGATTTGCTTTCTGTTAAGGGTAGCCTTTCTGTAGGTAAGTGGGAAGCCCAATGGCAACAAAACCCCACGAGTGAAGTAAGTGCTATATTAAAACGTAATTGGTGGCAAAAGTGGGAGCCAAAGGAACTCCCCCCGTTGCAGTATATTATGCAAAGTTATGATACCGCTTATAGTAAGCAAG